TATGCGTGCGGTGAGCCTGATATGAGCGACTTCTCCATTCCATACCTACTAGAGAAGATGGAGAGAGAAGATGGGTAAGGTATGTAATGAGTGTGGCTATCCTACTTGGTGGGTAGATAATGGCTGTAATAAATGTGGATATGAGGTAGCAAGTGAGTAATGTGATAGAGCTACCCAACAGGGGTAAGATGATGGTGATACTGTATGAGGTATCAGATACACAAGGGATAGCTATATGGGGCGGTGAGAACCCCACACAAGCCCTTAAATGGTATCGTAATAGCCCTGCTGGGAGTAAGATATGGGTATCCCAATGGGAGGCAGATGAGGAAGATGCCAAGCAGGTCTTAGAACCTATGGAAATTACACCGATAGTGCTTGCCACTATCACCGATTGTATGGGAAGATGGGGAAATGGAAAGAGTTAGACAGCGAATAGAAACGGCAAAGCTTCAAGCCGTTCGTCAGAGAAACTATCGGAGAGCAAGGGACAGAGCGTTAGCTCGTTTGAGTAAAGACTACCCAAATGTGTATCGCACCTACCTTGAGGAGGAGATGAGGGCTGATGAAAGTTTGGGTAAGAAGTGGCTTGATATTACTGGTAACACTAGGACTACTTCTAGTAGGGCAAGATAAATTATTTCCACCCACCACAGCAGGTAGAATACCTGATGGTGTAATAGAGAATAGGAAGGCAACAAAAGATGAGAAAGATAGTAATAGAAAGCTCGCAAAGGACTACGCTCAGGCTGGTTTCGGGTGGCAAGGGAGAGAGTGGGAGTGCTTACTCGCCCTTTGGACCCGTGAGAGCAGGTTTGACAACTACGCAAAGAACCAACGAGGATCAAGTGCTTACGGAATTGCTCAACTCCTTAGAGAGAAAGATAGCAGAGCTGAATTCCAAATCTTACGAGGCCTTAAATATATTGATAAGCGGTACAGTTCCCCCTGCAAAGCGTGGAACTTCTTTCTCAAACACAAGTACTACTGATACTACCTGTGATGAGTGTGGTAATGATCTTGTTGCAGAGGGTCAGAGTAAATGTCTTGAGTGTTTAGAGAATACTATGCTAGTATCCAAGTCTTGACCGGTTCTTACCTTTCTCTCCGGTCATAATAAAGAGAGTCTTGCTACCCTTCCAGCAAGGCTCTCTACTTTTTTCTAATCCAATACTGTGAGTTAATAACTAGCGTATCTATATTATCTTTATGGTGATCAACAAATAATAATATGCCAGGGCGAGGTGTCTTAGATGGTGGAAGATCTCTTCCCCAAGTGTAATCATCAAAGGCCATAACACCACCAGTTTTTAATAGAGGCCAACTAAGTTCTGCATCCATCAACACAGCTACGCTTGTGTGGTCTGCATCAATATAAATAAAATCAAATGACTCTTTGAAATTATCTTGTTGTCTAATCAAGTATGAGGTGGTATCACTAACCACAGATACAACTGATAGGTCTTTTACCTTCTCCTTGTATACTCTCTGGACATCGCTAAAGTCCATCTCGGCGTGGCTTTTCTCATCACTTCCACCCCAAGTATCAACATCAATTAACTTAGATGTATCATCAGTTAAGATGTTATTGCATAACCAAACTGTTGCATCTCCAGTAAATACACCAAGCTGTAAGAAGCGCAGGTTAGGTTTACCTTTATACTCAGCAAGGTAAGTATCAAAATTATTTTGTGCAGTTTGTGCAAACCAATTAGGATACTCAGCCATTACTTATCCGTACTGTAGAAGCCACTACCTTTGAAGGTAATAGAAGGTGCAGACCAAACTCTGCTAGTAGTTTGCTGGCAACAGATAGGTGTCTCTTCAATACCAAAGATAGGTCTTTCAATAGAGATCACACCATTACATACATTACATTTATATTCGTAGATCAAAACAATATTCCATCCTCTAACTTTAGAAACCCTACTAACTTAGTACGACTAGTCTTGTTAGCAAACTCAGTAGTAATAGGTAGCCACTTATTCTCCCACTTAGGTTGAGGTATCTCAGTTAAGTTAAAGCCCCAGATACCTTCAGGTGTAGCGTTAATATACCAAGGTGTAAGAGATCTAATACCTGCTGCCATAATTAAACCCTGATACTTACTCTCCTCAATAAGTAGATCAGGGTAGTGAGTCTTGCGAGACTTAATCTGAGTAGTAAAACTCCTTGAGATAGTCAAAAAGTTCCGGTTCTTTTAACTCCAAGGAGTTTCACCACCCAATTTGTTTTGTAATCTACGCAAAGCAGAGGTAGACCTGCGATCAGCAGTAGATGTAGCACACTCTAAATACTGTGCTACTTGGTTTAAAGTAAAGCCATCGTGGTATCTCATCTGAAGTATGGTCTTATCCTCTTGATCTAACTTCAGGTATGCCTTCTTAATATCAATTAGGATAGCTAATAGGTTGCCACCCTCTGCAGGAGTTGACTGTCTACGAGGTGTGCCATCGTTGATCATCTCCTGTGCTTGCTCTAATACTGTGCCATTAACAATAGATGCAATAACAAATGGAATTAGTTGAGCGATAAGTGTTGTATCGTAGAAGGCCTCATCACCTACCTTGTATCCAGCCTTGCGAGCCTTCTCTCTACGAGCATATCTTTCTGCAACTCTACGCATTTGGTAGGCGATACGCCTCTCATTCTGCTCACGCTTCTCAAAGTTTGGTTCATTAAGTAGATCAGTAAACTGTTGACCACGACCAATAGCCCAGAGATAAAGCTCTTGTCTTATATCTTCGGTGTCAACCCATCCTTTAAACTTACGAACAATAACGTAAGTAACTGATGGTACTAACTGATATAAAGTCGGATGTAACTCTGGACTCATTCACAATCCAGTGTCTGTACCTCAGGCCAGTTGTTATCCAATACCATAATTGCAATAGCTGAATAGTTAAGTAGATCAATAAAAGAATCTCGTAATGATTCATTACTTGGTTTAACTTTAGAGTCTACTAAATTATTTATGCGGGCTATCTTGTCCCACATACGCACTCGCAACCCATTGATAGGACCGCCTGGTGATCTTGCTATATTTAAAGGACCGTAATCGTGGTGCTTACTGATAAGTAAGTTACCTGCTGCATCCATAACAGCCCACATATTGGAGATGAACTCATCATCTATTCTCTTATCTTTGGTGGTGCGATCTCCACCGTTCCCTTGTCGTAATCTATCTTGACTATAGAGATCCCTAAGGTCGCCAACCATTCTGCTAATACCTTCAGGTCCGAGTTCTTCATACATTAGGTACTCCAATTGTCCGTTTTGTCTCTTCTATACCCTTTGCTAAGTATAGATCATTGAGGTCTAATCCAGCCGGAAGCGACACGATTGTAGAGTTCATTACCTCCTGAGCTACCCTCCTTGAAAACTCTGCCCCAGGATTAGAGCCATCATCTTTAAGATCATTATCACCAATAATATAAATCTTGCCATAGCCAGTAAACATCTTACTGAAGTGGGGTTTCCAAGCAGCAACACCAGGAACTCCAACTGCAGGTATACCTAGTATTGCAGAACAAATGATTGTATCTAGCTCACCCTCACAGATTGCTATATATTCACTAGATAAAATGATGTCATTAACATTATAGAGATGACCCTTCTGTCCTAATGGTGCGCCATACTTAGGTTTGCCATCATCTAATCTTCTAAACTTAAAGCCAACACAGTGTCCTAGTACTGTTATATACGGTATAGATAGCCACCCTTGGTAGTTCTCGTGGGTTGCAAAAGGTTCCTTTATGTAACCTAATGAGTACTGGTCAGCTATCTCCTTAGAGATCCCACGACCTTCTAGAAATGCTACCGCTTCTTCGTTTAGATCTTTGTTGTATTGCACTGCCGCTTCCAGTGATGATTTCAATTGCACGGGCGAGAGCATCTTTGAACTCCATATTCTCTTTGATACTAATAATGTTTACTGCGTTGCCACCCTTACCGCAAGTATGGCAATAGTACAAATTCTCCTGCGTATTTATTACTGCACTTCTCCTACTGTCGCTATGTAAGACACACCTTACAGAGCAAGCCCTGCCTTCTCTTACCTCACCGCCATAGTGGGCAACGATTACTCCTATGGGGATTGCGTTTGCATCAGTGGTGCCTTTGTACCTTTTCTTACGACCCACCCTGGACCAGTCTTGTGTTGACAAGCGCAGTCTCCTTTACATTCTCTGTGTAGAACCTCAGACCTATTGTAATTGTCCTTTGCATTTTCCTGCCCTGCTGACCTGCAACTTAGACAAATCATTTCTTATCCTCCAACCATTGCGTTAGATCCTGTATAACCCAAGCTCTGTCTATTCCTGCGTTTCTTCTCTTAAATAATACATAAGATAAAGGCCTAGCAACGCCACGATGCTTAGCATAATTATCAGCTTCCTTTTGCGCTTCATCCCAGAACTCCTTTAGGTTCAACTTCTTAGTATTCTTTAACTCAAAGACAAAGGTTTCACCGGCAACTATAACTACTAGATCACCCTCATCCTCACTACCTGATAAGCGTAAGCGTTCAGCCACTACGCCCATCTTTCTAAACCATTTCATTACATCAACTTCAAACTTAGAACCCTTTTGTTTATTGTACTTGGCTGACATTTAGCAGGCTATCCCTTCTGTGCATCTGACCTAGTGCATCAGCATCATTGATCTGACAGACACCATAGTTTACAAATAGAGATACATAATCTGAGCCATCTGCTGTATGTGGACCAAACCTATTCTTAACTACTGCCACCTGTAACTCACTGTTATAAGGACTGTAGTTATAGTTAAGGGTAAGTATTAAAGCAGGCAGTTGAGATACCTTGCCGTGAATAGCCCTACGGTGAGGTGGTTTATTATCTTTACCATACTCAGACTGCTCTGAGACGTGGTGTAATACCATCACACAGGCCTCAGTCTTACGAGCCATATCGTGGAAGTCCACCATAATAGCTCGTAGTCCTGCCCATTCATTATCAGATTCAGCTACCACATTCATCAGGTTATCAACAACAATCAACTCTGGTGGAACTCCAAAGAGTTCAACATAAGCCTTGATCTCTAACTCAATATCATCTAATGATGGTGATGAGTCAAAGACAAACTGTATGTTGGACATACTCTCTAGGTGCTTGTCGTAGTAATGACGGTTACTATTCAAGTTTGTTTCCACCAGTAATTGACTGTGTCCTGATAAGTGAGAGGCTGCTCTCATCATCACTGTTGCTATGTCGGTATCAGCCGAGAAAAATAAAGTAGGAACCTTTGCTTTAACTGCATAGATAAGAGCAAACATACTCTTACCAGCATTGGGTGCAGCAGCAACCATACATACCTGACCTCTACGGAATTTGATCTGCCTCTTAGCAAGATCATTCCATACATCAGGTAATGGTGTTGCATTGGTATTACTACCACGCCACGCCCTATTTAAATTAAGCAACGTGTTCCTCTCTAGGTAAAGTAATACCTCTAAGCCTTCTGATTTTAGTTCTCTTTACTGCAGTAAGTCCGCCCCAAGTTCCAAAGCGTTCTCTTTGGATACCCCACTCAGCACACTCTGCCAAGTGAGGACATCTTCTACAAACATTGATTGCCTGTTGAGTGTGAACCCTATCCCCGTTTTCTACTTCAGGATAGAAAAACTCCACACCTACTTCGGCACAAGCTGGGTTCTCATAAGTCCAAGGAACCCGCATTAGTTATCTAATCCAGACGGTTTCGCACTTGTCTACCGCACCTTTAGGTGCAGCACACATCCAACCTTTCCAAGGACCTTTCTGTCCTACGCCTGAGCGAAATGCCATTGAGCCGTGCTTACAATCAGGTGCTGCTCCATCTGGTACCACTGTGGTACCACCTAATGCTTTCTTAGCATAAGCAACTGCGCCTGCTGTTGATTGTGTAGTAGCACCAAGTGCAGTGCCGGTTGATTCTATAGTTGATCTGAAACTTTGTGCTTTCCGATGCAGCCATTTACTTACCTCCATTATGTTTGACAGATAATCGTAGTGATTCCTGTCCTTGTTTCTTTGGTACAAAGCCGAGAAGTTTCTCAACCTCTTCGGCATCTACTGAACTACGCCCTGTGATAGTACTCCAGGATATGGATACACCACTGTTTGTTTGTCCAGCAAATCCTTCTAGTGCAGTCTTTAATGACTCACGCTCTTCTGTTAACTCTTTGATCTTTGCATCTAATTGTAAATATTTCAAGGCAGATGTGTCTACTTCAGGATTATCTATGAAGACTTCACCTTCCTTGATACGTTCTTTTTTTAGACCAGTACATCCCATCTCGCCTGTCTCATCAAAGTACTTGCAATAGAACTTGCAGTAGCTTTGATCACGCTCTGGCTCTGGGGCATCTGCGCTCTCTTTAATAGCAGATAGCCAGTTCAAGGCATCCTCTGCTAACTTCGGATCATAAGGTTCTGAATGAACCTTCACATCTCTCTCATCACCATCTCTGGCAATGGCTACTAGATTAACAGTTCTGGGTGTCCCCTTGCCAGACTTGTCAAGTAAGTAGCCATATACCTGAACTTGCCAACGCTGTTGTAGCGATGGGAAGTAAGATAGATTCTTAACCTTAACGGTTTTCCAATCTATCACATCTCCTGTTTCTGGTATATATAAATCTATATGGGCTTTCATTCCATTGTACTCAACAGATGTTTCAACCCAGTACTTCTCACCCTTTGGATCTGCAGTTGCAATTGCTTTTTCTATCTCAGCGTGGATAGCAGTACCCATAATAGCTGACAACTTTAATTCGTTATCATTAGTTTCAGGTTGATCGTTAAGACGATACCAAACTTTTCTACGGCAACCACCTAACTCTGATGGACCTACCTGTGTCTGTTTAGATCTAGCCCTACCAGCATCCTTAGCCCGTAGTACTTGTAATAGTAATTCTTTTGGGTCGGTCATATGGACATCCATCCTTCATACTGTGCATCAGGATTGTCCTGTAGCCACTGTGCTCTCATCTTGTTTTGTTCCTCCCAGTTAACATCTGTATCTCTACAGGCCTTTATACCATCCTCATAACCTTTTTCATAGGCCTCTTGGACAGCAAACTTCCTAGTCTTATTCATTGTTCCTACTTAGTGAATTGTGTTTTGATACTAGCAGTACCACCACACCAAACGTTGTATTGGATTGCTATGTTGATAGCTTTCTTTGCAGCACCAGTTGCTTTTGTATGTGTCTTAGTATCATTCTCTAGTGCAACCAATGCACCAAGAGCTAATGAACCACCTGAGCCTATGCCGTATAGATTTCTATCATCTCGCATATACCCATAGTCATCACTGATCTGGAATAACTTTCCATTAAAACAAATTAAAGCATCCCAACCAGCATCATCATCATTCTTACCCTTAGGAGCAGGGTCATACCCTGCCTCAGTTAGAGTTTGTTTAATAGAAGGTAGAACTCTGATCATCATAAATCTATCAGGATCTTGTGTCTTGATTACCTTTGGTGGTTGCCATAGATTATTAAGAATATCCCCAGCAATTGCATCACCGGCAACAGCAATTAAATACTCATTGACTTTAACAATTTTGTCATAGCCTTTAGCTATGTAAGGTTTATCTGTATATGTGGTCATTGAGTCTGCTGCAAGAACAGCCCAACCCTTACCCTGTATACCAACAATTGCCGTCATAATTGCCCTTCTTTTATCTTGGCTTAATAATAGCACTACTTATAAAAAACGCTGGGATGTTTAAACGACACGCCGTGGAGGCATCGTTTCTCTTTACTAGTCCAAGAATGTGTACCATATGAGCCGTGAGGCGAATTACGGTACGGGCGGCGCTTTGAAGCGCCGCAGTGGTACAGTCAGTATGTTCCGTCTACCAAACCTGCGAAAAAATAAAGAGAACCTACCTCCTAAATTTGGTACAGATCTTAGATCTTTAGGACCATTACACGCTTGTCCTTGTGGCTCTAAAGTGGGCATATGCCAAATAGACCATATAAAGATATTAAATGTGGCACTTATTCAGGATATCAAAAACATTATAGATTAAAAGAACCAAGTTGTAACTCCTGTAAAAAAAGTGCAGCAGAATAGTTAAAAAATATTATTATAAAAATACTAAAAAAGTATTAAATCGTTTAAAAATATATCAAAAAAATAACCCTAAACGTAAGTTAGCAAAAGAAAGAAGAAAAGCAAGAAGAAGGGCAAGATTAAAAGGTTGTGTAACTGAACCCTATACTCTTGCCCAAATATTTGATACTTATGGATATAATTGTTATTTATGTAACGAACTCATAGATCTAAAAGCTCCTCGTCAGGCTGGTAAACCAGGATGGGAACAAGGACTTCATATAGATCATTTTATAGATATTCAATACGGTGGTGGTGATACATTAAAAAATGTAAGGCCAACTCACGGTATATGTAATCTCCGTAAAAACAAAAAAGAGAGGCGCAATTAAGCGCCCCTCTTTGTATTGCCTCGCAGTACAGTTAATTTACTTTAAGCCATACTCTTTTTCGGTCTTGTCAGCCCACTTAGCAAGTGGACCAGCAATTGAACCAATCAAGATTGCATACTCTGGTGCAAGGTCTGCAGCGAGTGCTAGACCCATTGTTACTGCTGATGCTAATACAGCTCGTAGATAAGACTTAAATGCAGCCTTAGTCTTCTTGCTCTTTAATCTTGCGATTAACTTATCCATATCCATCCTTACGGGCGAACTACACCCATTACTAGAGAGTATGGTCGTTTCCTAAGATACACACCATCTCCATTTGATTGACTGCCCTTGGATCCACTACTGGTATTACCTTCAATTACTTGAAGATTCTTGAACCTAGTATTGTTTCCAACGACTATCCCAACGTGGTCAGGCTGTACATCTTTATCAAACTGGAAGAAAACAATATCTCCAGGTTGTGCTTGACCTATTGGAATTATTTTATTTCTATTAGTGAACCATTTTAAACCAGCATCACAGGAGGCAAAGCCCTTCTCTCCTTGTGCTGCAATACTCTTACCTAACTCAGCCTTATTAAATACCCAAGATACAAACATTGCACACCAAGGTTGGTTATTAGCACCATACCATTTGCCGTACTTGTTATCGTTATTACCAGTCTCTCTATT